TGTCTAGATACGATGAGTTTGAACAAATAGATATGTCTAACGGTGAATGGTTAGTGTTGGCCAGAACTAAATACATGTTAAACGATTTAGAAGAAAGTTTATACAGAGATGGTAGATATTATGTAAATAAATTTAAAAGAACTAAAGAAAAAGAATTACATTACGCAGCGCAGGACTGGGAGAACTTACGTAGAGGTCAACCACTAGCATACAAAGAAGTAGAACGAATCTATAGTTACATGAAAGACAATACAGATAAAAATAAATTAAAAGGTATGTTGAAAGACGGCTCCTATAATATTGATACATTAAAGAAAGACTATGGATTAAAAGTAGATACACCTTGGTTTGAGGCATTCGATGATGCACCAAGTCGGGATGTAAACTATTTAAGAAAGATGAGAAAGAACGGAGAAAAACTAAACGAACCACCACGAATAACTTTGTCTACCATACATGGTGCAAAGGGTGGTGAATCACAAAACGTTGTGTTGTTAACAGATTTAAGTGAGAACACAATGAAGGCATATGAAAGGAATGCCGACGATGAGAATAGATTGTTCTATGTTGGTGCAACACGAACCAAGGAACATCTACATATCATATCACCAAAACAAGAATATAAAGGTTATAAACTATGACACATCCAGACGATTGGGATAAAATATTCCCACAAGAAAGAGGACCAAAGCATTATAAAAATTTTAAGATACAACCTTTTGAGTTTATATCAAAGAATGAACTTACGTTTTTTCAAGGATGCGTTGTGAAATACGCATGTAGATATAAGATGAAAGATGGTATAAAAGATTTAGAAAAAATAATTCACTATTGTGAACTAGAAATTAAAAAGATGAAGGACAAAAAATGATACAGAAACCTATGTTCAGTCCACAGACTGAGTGGGTGCCACCAGATTCTTTTCCTGATCTATCAAAGTACGATGAGATAGCGATAGATTTAGAAACAAGAGATCCTGAACTTAAAACTATGGGGTCTGGCTCTATTACCGGTAAAGGTGAGATAGTTGGTATAGCTGTAGCTGTAGAAGGTTGGTCAGGCTATTATCCAATAGCACACGAAGGTGGTGGTAATCTAGATAAGAAAAAAGTTTTGGACTGGTTTAGAATCATTCTAAACTATGACTCTGTAAAGATATTTCATAACGCTATGTATGATGTGTGTTTTATACGTGCTGCAGGACTTAAAATTAATGGTTTAATCGTAGATACTATGATTGCTGGCTCTCTCGTGGACGAGAATCGCTTTCGTTACGATTTAGGCTCCATGGGTAGGGATTACCTCGGAAAGGGCAAAAATGAGGCTGTATTGGCCGAAACAGCTAATGTTTGGGGTATAGATGCTAAATCTGAGATGTATAAACTACCTGCTATGTATGTAGGTGAGTATGCTGAAAGAGATGCGGAACTTACATTAAATCTGTGGCAAGAGATGAAAAAAGAAATAAACCACCAAGATATAGAATCAATATTTAAATTAGAGACCGAACTTTTTCCTTGCCTCGTTGATATGCGATTTTTAGGAGTGCGAGTAAATGTTGAAGCAGCTCATCAGCTAAAAGACAAATTACTAAAAGAAGAAAAAGAGTGCCTGCAAAAAGTAAAAAAAGCAACAGGAGTAGATACTCAAATATGGGCTGCACGTTCCATTGCGCAAGTTTTTCAAAAACTTGGCCTACCTTTTGACCGAACTGAAAAAACAAATTCTCCATCTTTTACTAAAAACTTTTTACAAAACCATCGTAACCCAATGGTTAAATTAATTGCTAGAGCTAGAGAAATAAATAAAGCTCACACAACATTTATTGATACCATATTAAAACACGAACATAAAGGACGAATACACGCTGAAATAAACCAACTTAGATCAGATCAGGGTGGCACTGTTACCGGTAGATTTAGTTACAGTAACCCGAACCTACAACAAATACCTGCACGAAACAAGGAACTCGGACCAATGATCCGGTCATTGTTTATACCGGAAGATGGTTGTAAGTGGGGTGTGTTTGATTATTCACAACAAGAACCACGTTTAGTTGTACACTACGCAGCGTTACAGAATCTCTATGGAGTGGACGAGGTATTGGATGCATACCAAGATGGTAATGCAGACTTTCACCAGATCGTCGCTGAGATGGCAGAGATACCAAGAGAACAGGCCAAGACAATAAACCTTGGTCTGTTTTATGGTATGGGTAAAAATAAACTACAAGCAGAACTAGGTGTATCAAAAGAAAAAGCTGAGATGTTATTTAAACAGTATCACTCACGTGTGCCGTTTGTAAAACAATTAATGGACAATGTAATGCAACGTGCACAAATGCGAGGACAAGTTAGAACTCTTCTTGGTAGATTATGTAGGTTTCATTTATGGGAACCAAACCAGTTTGGTGTACACAAAGCATTGCCTCATGATGCAGCGCTCCAGGAACACGGACCAGGGATCAAAAGAGCTTTTACATACAAGGCACTAAATAAATTAATACAAGGTAGTGCAGCTGACATGACAAAGAAAGCCATGATACAGTTACACAAAGAAGGCATCACACCACATATACAAGTGCATGATGAACTTGATATATCTGTAGATAACAATGCAGATAAAATAAAAGATATCATGGAGTCTGCTGTAGAATTAGAAGTGCCCAACAAAGTGGACTATGAATCAGGACCAAATTGGGGTACAATAAAATGAGGTTAAAATATGGCTTACTTAAATGCAAACATTCCTGTAGAGTATGCACAGATAAGGAGAGAGTATCTTTACGATCTTAAAAAACATCATGGAGAAGTCGAAGATTGTATCATATTTGGTATCACTTGTATCACGGGTCGTGCGTTATTATTTCATGCGATTATGGAAAATGGTGCAATCTTTTATAGACTACCTATTACAGCATTTATACAACGTGGATTTAAAGTTGAGGATGTACCTAAACGTAGACTTGATGAGCTTCAGCTCTGGAATTCTTTTAGTTATTATCCTTCTGTTCATTCTTGGGATATCTTAGAGTCACAAGCAGGAAAATACATTGGTAAAGACAAAAAATGGCATTACGGTAAATATTTATTTACTGTTGACTTTGCTCACCCAGAGCCTAATATACTAGACACTGATCATTCAGAGATCCCGCACGAACATAAGTGCGCCCACATACTTGCGTTAAACGACGGCAACTATGCAGCTCAACCAAATAATAGATTAATTTGGGATATTCCATCTTTCACAGTTAAGGACCAAGTCCCAGACTGGAAAGTACAAACTAACTACTGGAACGTAGAAGATACACAGCAGTGGCGGACAGAAGACACTGACAATTTCTTTTACGAAATTGAGGAGAAGAAACATGATAAAAAAGATTAAGGAAAAAATTAAAAAGGCATGGAAGTGGTACACTGATTGGCTTTTTAGTTGGCAAAAATGAATATAGTAGACTTGTTAAAGAAAAATATTGTAATGGTTCCCGTGGTGGCATCTGTGCTGGTTGGAACATTCACTGGTGTAAAATACATCGTTAATTTAACAGATACTATCAACGCAAATCAAACAGAGATACAAGAATTAAAAACTATGGAAATAGAAAATATTCGTAGAGATATGGCTGTATTGACAGACAGTGTTAATACCATCATAGCAAAACTAGAAAGAGCTGAGGGAACATGGGAAATGGCTGAGAACTTATACGAGGTCTTGGCAGATAAGGTGAGGCAGATGGAATATGATATCAAGGACCTTAATCGTGAAATTAATTATTAGTTTTCTTTTCTTGTTTGTCCTAAGTACGTTTGCAGCAGAAGCAAGGAATGAGTATCTTAATTCATATCCTAACGAGTGTAGAACTGGTGAGGTAGATTTATCTGTATCTGGCAGACAGTATGATTATGATAATTATGACAGCAGTTGGAATGAAAGTAATAGTCAAGAACTAAGACTTACGTTTAGAAAATATCTAGGTAATTTGAGGTGCACAGAGAGAAACGATTTAAGATACGAGAATGAACAGCTAAAACAACAACTAGAACTCATGAAAATGTGTAATAAAGTCAACAGAAACCCTAGTTTAATACACAATGAAAACTTCACATTGCTAGTATCTAAATGCTCTGGTATAGTACCTTTGAAGGATGAAATAGAGGACATGCCCACAGGTAGTCTTTGGGACGATTTAAAAGAAGACTACATAAAAGCTAATCCTGATTCAAAAACTATGGATAACAATAAAACATTAAAGATACCAAAAGATTTTACTGGTCCACTACCGGAGCCAACAAATGAGTAAGAAACCATTAAATATATCTGAAGAAGCGGCAGTGCAAATGCCTATGAAGACGGTTGCCTCGTTGATTGCTCTAGTCGCAATCGGCACCTGGGCATATTTTGGTCTTCATGAGACGCTCAATGCACACTCAACAAAGATAGAACTAATGGAGAAAGACTTAGTGGAAAACACAGAGTTTAGAATAAAATGGCCAAGAGGCCAACTTGGTTCACTGCCCGCTGATTCTGAGCAGTTTATGATGATCGAGGATCTTTATAAAACTACAGACAAATTAAATTTACATATAGAATCAATGGCTTTAAATAAAGTTAATATAGAATTTTTAAGAAAACAGATGGATAAAGTTTTACAAGATATAGAAAAATTGAAAGATTCAAATAGAGAAATGAAATATACAAACGGTAGCGGACAATGATAGAGGCTGTTATAGGATTACTTATGTTTGTAAATGGAGAGATTAAGGAGGCTCGTTTGCAAGACTCAATGGCTATGTGCCTTCGAGGAAAGCGTGAAGCAGAAAGAACCTACTCTGAATCTGTTACCTACAAATGTTGGCGTGGCAAGGCAGAGTTAGAGGATAACATAGATGGCTCGCAGTCAATTAAAAAACTCATCATCGAATAATGTCGCAAAACAATTAAGGGATAGACGTTACCATCAACGTGTGGTAAAGTCTAAGAAGCATTATGACAGGAAAACTTTTCGTAAAATTTCACACAGAAATAGTGAACGGGATATGTCCTAGTTGTGATCAACTTACTATGTTAGTTGGTATAACTAGAGATCAGTATCGTTGTTTATCTTGTGGTGAAGATTTAAAACAACACATTAACGGTAGTATCTCTTACATACCACATTTAAGTAAAAATACATTACAATCTGTGGTTGATGATTTTTTAGGTTATGGCAAAGAAAGTTAAGTTTGGTTTATCTACAGCCCCCCGTGCAAAGCCTAGAAAAAGACCTGGCAGGCACAAAAAAAGCCCAAATAAACACGAAAAAAGAATGGGAAAATACAGAAGAAAGTAGTTGACAAATATCCTTTGAAGTCCTATATATAAAATATAACCTAGAGAAAAGAAAAGTTAAGTGGTTCTTAACTTTTGGTCTCGGGAAGGTTCTACCATACGCCGTACTCAATCGGTTGCAATAGAACGCCGGCTAGCTAAGGCTAAGAGAAATAATCTAGGCACGTTAGGGTGTATCGAAAGCTAGGTTGCCCTAACGTGGGATGAAAAAAATTATGAAAGAAAAAATAATAACTATAAAAGCAAAAGGTATCACTACAAAACAGTGGTCTAATCTATTGCTTGAATTAAACCTTGTAAAGAAGGCATGGAAACCGTATGGTGTTGACTTACAACTGTCTGCACCTGGGTTGAAGAACACTTTGAAGTGGGGTACAAAAGTACATGGATCAGAAAAAACTGGACCAACTAGCAATCCTTTGGAATAAAACTAAAGATCAAAAATACAAAGATCTTTGGTACAAAGAGATTAGGAGACGGTTTTATGGCAAAAACTTTAGTAATATTAATACTTCTGTTCGATGGGACTCTTATACAAGAAAGGTATGACCTTTCTAGGTCCATGGATGTCCACGATTGTCTAGCTTTAGGGACGGACCATAGAGAGGCTGTATCAACTTATAATCCAAATAAAAATGCCTGGTTTTTAAACGATGGTAGAGGCACGTGGCAAGGCCACATGTGTGAATAAACCTCCGCCAAGAGGGAAAGATAATGCGGAGGTAAATGGTGAGAAATTACCTCCTACCACAATATTGCCATATTGTCAAATAGTATCAACAGGTGTGCAGGTAAATCTAATATACATTTGGTATTTATTAACTTCTTCTCTACCAATCTCTTTCATTTTATTTATAGATTCTTCGTATCCTGCTATCATACAGTCAAATGTTGAGTTGTAACTTTCAGGCCAAACATAGGGCTCCATACATGCGTCACCAACATATGTACAAAGTATTAAACTTAAAAAAATTTTCATTGACAATCCTATAATCTATCCTATATTAACCCATAATTATGAAAGTGAGGAATCATGACAGACATGAGTAAATACAAAAATGTTTCATTAACAAAAGAAACATACAAGGTTTTGGAAGCATTGTCGAAGGTATTATTGCCCGATGCAAAGCTGTCAATATCTAAAACCATAGAAGTCTTATCGAATGAGAAAGCGAGAAAGCTAAATGGTAAAATTAAAAAAAGCTGAAGTTAAAAAAATTATATGTCCTACCTGTGATGGTAATGGTTTTGTAACCAACGTGGATGAAGAGGATGGTGAAAAATACGTACACCAGTGTTGGGACTGTGATTCAGAGGGAGAATATTATGTTACGAAGAATGATAATCTTATTGGTGACACTGACTGTGATGACAATATTATTGAGTGGCTGCGGTCGTTACCAGTATGATGGGTTTGACCCAACAACAGCAACATTGAGGTGGTTGATAACACATGACAAAAAAGACAGTGCGGGAGAGTGATATAGTTTATATCGCTGGTTTGTTTGATGGCGAGGGAAGCGTATCTTACAAACAATACATGCGTAAAAGAAAAGGACAAAAGAAACATTACCCAACATGGCAGATTAGATTAGAGTTAGCTATGACCGATAAAGAAATAATTAAATGGTTAGCGGAAACTTTAGACTGTGGAACCTGGGGTGAAAGAAAAGTATTGAAAGGTAGAAAAAGACAATGGCGTTGGAGATGTAGTCATAGAGATGCGTTCTTTGTGGCTAGATTATTGTGGCCTTATGTAAAGGTAAAACTACATAAAATAGAAAAGATTATAGATCACTACACACCTGAATACAGTATTGATGGTAATGTAGTGAGCATGCAACAGTACAAGGAGGCAATGAGTTTAGAATGACACCGGAGTATGGGTTTGGAATGTTGTTAGTCGGTTTGATTGGTATTTGCATTGGTGCAATAGCTGGCTTTTATATAATTAATAGAGTTGAAGATGATGCAGAAAAAAAGAAAAAAGATAAGAATTAATTATGGCGATAGAAAATATATTGTAGAGTTCGATCCTTTTGGTTCATTTGAATTGTACGGTTGTAGTCATGATGATAATTTATTTTTAATTAATAATGAAGATAAAATACGTAGAGAAATAAAAGATAGGTATGGAAAAACATAGGAGGAATAATGACTGAAAAAGTAAGCATACAAATATATAACTGGGGACCTTGTGTTGTTAGAATGAAAATATCTGATGATTTTAAGAAACTTTTGTTAGATGAGGGAAATAAAAATAAAACAGACTACACAACTAAGTTAGCAGGAATATTAGATAAAGAAATAGGATACAACGATGAATCTAAAAGTAAAATAGTACCCATGTTATCGAAGTATCTTGGTGTATACAACAGAGCGTACGAAAAATATGTTTTAGAACCTTTTGAAAAAGAACCGGAATATATATTAACAGCTCTTTGGATTAATTATCAAAAACCAAATGATTTTAATCCACCACACGATCACGATGGTAAACTTTCTTTTGTGACTTATCTACAAATACCTGAAGAATTAAAAAAAGAAAACCAAAAATATAATGGGAAAAGTTGTGGCCCAGGTGGAATACAATTTATATATGGTAATGGACCTAGAGATTGTATAACACACATGTCCTTTTTTCCTGAAGAGAACGATATGTTTATATTTCCTGCATGGCTACAACATTGGGTTGCACCATACAAGTCTAATTGCACACGAATATCTGTAAGTGGTAATTTTCACGACCAAGTGCCTTTGAATAATGTAGTAAATTTTGCACCTCAATACATAAAAAATTTAAATAAGAAAGATAAGTAATGAGTAGACCAAGTGTGTTTGTAGCGATGCCTTGTTATGATATGATGAAAGTAGAGACCTGTTTATCACTATTAAATTTATTTAACAAGTTCACTATGCACAAGATACCTGCTGAGTTTAGAACGGCTAAGAGCCCGTATATTAGTCATTGCCGTAATCTACTTACCGCTGGGTTTCTACATTCAAAAAAAGATTTTTTATTGTTTGTCGATGCTGACATGCAGTTTGGTGCTGATGCTATATTTAGAATGTTAGCCGGTAACTTTGATATTTGTTGTACACCTTACAGATTAAAAGATGCAACTATGAAAGAGTCTTATCCTGTATCTTTTTCTGATTATGATAAGATAGATATATTACCTAACGGTTTTGTTGAGATCACTTCAGGTCCCACCGGACTGATGATGATAAAGCGTAGTGTGTTTGATAAACTTAAAAAAGATAACTCTAATTTACAGATAAAGTTTCCTGAAGAAAAAAAGAAGAACATTAACGCTGAGATTATGGGTGCTGAAGACACCGGTGAAGATCCATCTAAAGATTGTTTATGGAATTTTTTTGATACGTCGTTTGAAGATAATTTATTTAAAGGTGAAGACATTGCTTTTTGTGAGTTGGTTCGTAAGTCTGGATTTAAGATACATGCAAATATAGATTCAACGACCATTCATCACGGACCATATGGTTATAAGGGTAGGTTTAGAGATTCTTTGGAAAGGGTTACTGAATAATTATGAAAAAATCTAACAAATACAGCTATTTACAAGGCACACGGATCGAGGACCATGGAACACGGTTATACGATGTAAATGGTTCTAGACTTCCTAGTGTCACTACTATATTAGGCAAAACAAAAAATCAAAAGTTTTTAAAAGACTGGAAGGCAAAAGTTGGAGAACAAGAAGCAGACAGAATCAAAAATTTATCTAGTAGGCGGGGCACATCCATGCACAAGTTCATTGAATGTTACGTCGAAGATGTTGGCTACGATGATCTTACAGGGCTCGGACAGGAGGCGAAAGCCATGGCCGAAAAAATTATTGAGATCGGTCTTGCTCCTGTGGAAGAGTATTACGGTTCGGAAGTTACATTATATTATCCTGGCCTTTACGCTGGGTCTACTGATTTAGTTTGTCTACATAATGGTAAAGAAAGTATAGTTGACTTCAAGCAGGCTAACAGGCCTAAGAGAGAAGAATGGATTGACGATTATAAATTGCAGATAGCAGCGTACGCTATGGCACATGATTATGTACATGGATCTAACATAGAGCAAGGTGTGATAATGGTATGCACTCCTGACCTATATTACCAAGAGTTCAAGGTTGAAGGGGCAGAATTACGATCCTGGAAACATAAATTTTTAAAAAGATTAGACATGTATCATGACCTAATATTTGATGAGAAAGAACAAGCGAAAGTAGAAATGACTAAAGAAGACTTTGAAGAAAAGGAAAACGAAGAATATTTAAAAGAATTGAAGGAGAAACTATGAACGCAAGTATGTATAATACACTGGAGTCTAGGTATCAAGCTGAGATAGAAGATGCTAGGTACAAGATAAACGCCATCATGAAACACAACATGGTGATACCGGAACACATAGATATCACTGGTGAGGTTGACAAGTTACTAGCGAAGATATCCTCAGCAGAGGATAAATTGGCAGCAATGAGTCGACATTATGGCGATTCTATGGCAAATGAGTAGGGTTGGTCTGTGTATAAGGGATCTGAAAAGTTTTAAAAGTTTTGAAATTTTTTTTGGAGCAAAAAAAAGTGTACTTTTGTACTTTTGACCTAGAAGTGTTGATTTTACTAGCTTTAGGGTGGACACTTTTTGGTACACTTTTTGTTTAGGTGGACAGAAAATAATGTCCACCTATGGGTATATTCAGAATGGCCTTCCGCGAAACGTTTTGTTTTTTTCAAAATTTTTAAAACTTTCTAGATCCCTTATAGAAAGCTGATATAAGAAGATATGCCTAGGAAAAGAAGAAAAGCTATCGCCTCAATTGTAACTCCCGACATACCTTATCCTAAAGTCCGAGTGGAGTGGATCGACTGTGTGAGTGATTCGGGCTGGGCTACGGAAAAAGAGTTCGACAGAATGAAATTAGCCAGACCTGTTAATGAGGGTTGGTTATATTCTAAAGATAAAAATTCTATAAAATTATTTGCGTCTTACGATAGAGACGAGGATGGTTTTAGTTTTGGGGATCGGACGATGATTCCTCGGGCTTGGGTAAAGAAGATTCAGAAGTTGTAGATGGAGTCACATTTATCAAAGATCCGTAGTCGTCTAAGATTTGTTTCATCTTTGCTTCTAATTCTTGCTCTGACATATCTTCTAGTTTCCCAGTTTTTATTATTTTTCTGTCTATGTATAATCCTGCTGCCTTGCCTCTATTGGCTTCAGCATTTACAGCAGAAGAGAAAGAGCCTTTCTTCAACGCTGCCTCACGAAGTCTAGCTAGTTCAGCTACGTGTCCCTCATAGGTAACTTCATGCTTCCGTAATCTCTCCTCTTTTAGTTCACCTATATATTTTGCAACAAGTGGAGACAACTTGGGATTGCATAATTCTGACCCCTCTTGCCTTGCACGTTTAGGACTATAACCAGCGGCAACA